GAGGTCGTGAACGAGGTCCGCCAGTACTTCGACGAGACGGTCTTCGACTCGCTCATCCCGCGCGACGTCCACATCAGCGAGGCCCCCAGCCACGGGGTCAGCGTCCTCGACTACGCCCCGAGGGCCCGGGGCGCCAGGGCCTACACGGAACTTGTCATGGAGGTCATCGACCGTGAATAAACGACGCCTGGGACGTGGGCTCGAGGCCCTCTTGGGTCGGGAAGAAGGGGGATTCGAGCCCGGGTCGCTGGAAGAGGCCGGCGGCGACCTGATGCGCGTCGCCGTCGACCACGTCGACCCCAACCCCTACCAGCCGCGCCGGCACTTCCCCGCCGCGGAACTGGCCACCCTGGCCGACTCGATCCGCCAGCACGGCGTCCTCCAGCCGATCCTGGTGCGCGCCGTCGGCGAACGCTACCAGCTCATCGCCGGCGAGCGCCGGCTCCGCGCCAGCATCGAGGCCCACGTCCACGACATCCCCGCCCGGGTGATGGAGCTGGACGACCAGCGGGTCTTCGAGCTGGCGATGGTGGAGAACCTCCAGCGCGAGGACCTCAACGCCGTCGACAAGGCCGTGGCCTTCCGCGAGTACCTGTCGAAGTACGGCGGGACCCAGGAGGAGCTGGCCGGCCGCCTCGGCCTGGATCGCTCGACCCTGTCGAACCTGATCCGGCTGCTGGACCTCCCGGAGGACGTCCTCAACGCCGTCCGCGACAACGACATCACCCAGGGCCACGCCCGCGCCCTGCTGGGCCTGCCCGACGCCGAGTCCCAGGTCGCGGCCTGCCGCCGCGTGATCGCCGAGCGGCTCTCGGTCCGCCAGACCGAGGCCCTCGTCGCCACCGGGGTCCCGACCCCCGCGAAGACCCGCGTCCGCAAGGACCCGGCCCACGCGCTCGTCAAGGCCCCGCACCTCGTCGAGCTGGAGCAGCACCTCCATCAGCGGTTCGGGACGGCCGTCCTCATCAAGTCCCGGACCGCGGAGAAAGGCCAGTTCATCATCGACTACAACACCCAGGAGGAGTTCGACCGCGTCTGCTCCCTCATCCGGGGCGGCTGATCGCGACGGCCCCCGCCCGGCCCGTGGGAGCCTCGCTTCCCATTCGGGGGCGCGGGCGCGGGGAAACGAGAAACCCGGTATCCGCCCGGCGGGGCGGGGGGCCTCGGAGGAGGCCGCCGCCCCCGCCGCTCCCCTCGGAAAACGCCCCCCGGCCGCGACGGCCCGGCGGACGAACGAGTTCGGCGCGTGAATTGCGAATCATCCCGCCGCTCGGGGGCGCGGCCCCCGCGACGGCCGTCGCCACCCTTGCGGCGTTCGCCGTCGTCGGCCATACTAGGCCGTCGGTCGAGCTTGCCTCGATGGATGCCGGACGACGATCAGGTGGAACATCTCGATGTCGCATCACCCGCATGACGGATCGGCGGACGACGGATTGAGCGGATCCTTGCTCCGCTTCATCGAGGAGGGGCGGATCGCCGAGCTGCGCCAGGCGTTGAGCGGCTTCAACCATCGCTGCCGGAACATGCTCAACAGCATGAAGATGGGCTTCTACCTGACGCGACGAGCGTCGACCGGCCCCTTGCCCGAGCGCTGGGACGACCTGAATCGGACGTATCAGGAGGTCGAGAGGCTGTTCGACCTGATGCAGTCGATCTACCGGACGGTGGCGTTGACGACGGTCCGGCTGCCGTTCCGGGCGGTCGTGGACGAGCGAGGGCGGTGCTGGCGGGCGGCCTTCGAGCGCGAGGGGGGGACGCTGGCGATCCGGCCGCCGGCCCAGGAGGTCGCGGGGGAGTTCGACGCCGTGAGGATCGCCTCGGCGCTCGACGGCTTCGTGGCCTGGCGGGCCTCGCGGCTGGGCCCCGGGGGGCGGGCTTCGCTGACCTGGGGGACGACCCGGCGGCATCTGGAGGTCTCCTGGACCGAGGCGTCGCCGGCCGTCGCGATCGCGCGGCCCGCCGCGCCCCAGTGCCCGGTCGCGTCGCTGGCGTCGACGACGCGCTCGCTCGCGCTGCCGCTCCTGGCGCGCGTGGTCGCCGAGCACCACGGCCGCCTCTCCTGGACGGCGTCCCCGGCCGCCGAGGCCCGCCTCCGCTGGCCCCTGGCCGTCCACCAGGCCGATCCACCCGCCGTCCACCGCCCCGCGGCCCTGGCCCCCAGCCTGGGCTGACTTGCGGCCCCACCTTGACCGCCGCGAGGCGCGACGCATACGATGCCTCTCGATCGGGGCGTGGCGCAGCCTGGTAGCGCGCCTGCTTTGGGAGCAGGAGGCCGTGGGTTCGAATCCCACCGCCCCGATTTCACAAATCGTTAGTCCAGAGCCTTTTGCGATTTCCGCATAGGTGTTGCGCCGCCCGGTTCCTGTCGGTAAAATACCGGCATAGGAGCTGAGGCATGTTCAAGCGATCCGTGCGGCCGCCGTCCTACCGACTCCACAAGCCGTCCGGCCGGGCCGTCGTCACGTTCGGCAGGCGGGATTTTTACCTCGGCGTCTTCGGCTCCGAGGAAAGCCGTCGTGAGTACGACCGGCTCGTCGCCGAGTGGCTGGCCAATGGACGGCGGACGGCGGCGGACGACCCCATCACGGTCGACGGCCTGATCTGCCAGTACCTGGAACGGCAGGTCGACGTCGGGTATGCGTCGAACGAGCCGGAGTCGATCCGGGCGGCCCTGAAGCCCGTCCACCAGCTCTACGGCCACGTCGCCGCGGCGTCGTTCGGCCCCAAGGCCCTGAAGGCCGTGCGCAAGGCGTTCATCGACGCGGGGTACGTCAGGACCCAGGTGAACAAGCGGACGCGGATGGTCGTGCGCATGTTCAAGTTCGGCGTCGCCGAGGAGCTGATCCCGCCGTCGACCTGGGAGGCCCTGCGCGCCGTCGAGGGCGTCCGGCGGGGGACGCCGGGCCTGAAGGAGTCGCGGCCCGTGCGGCCCGTCGACGACGCCCATGTCGACGCGGTCCTGCCCTACCTGTCGCGCCAGGTCCGGGCGATGGTCGAGCTTCAGCGCCTGACCGGGGCCAGGTCGGGCGAGATCTGCATCATGCGGACCCGCGACGTGGCGATCGACGGCGACGTCTGGACCTATCGGCCGTCGACGCACAAGACCGAGCATCACGGCCGCGACCGGGTGATCCACCTGGGGCCCAAGGCCCGCGCCGTCCTCGCGCCGTGGCTGAAGCCCGACGACCCCGAGGCGTACCTGTTCCAGCCCCGGGAGGCCCGTGGAGACCGGATGCGGGCCCTCCGCGCGGCACGCAAGTCGAAGGTGCAGCCGTCCCAGGTCGACCGGAGCAAGGCGGACCCGCAGTGGAGCCCGGGCGAGGCCTACACGCCGACGAGCTACCGCGGGGCCATCGCCTACGCCGTCGTGAAGGCCAATGCGGCCCGGCTGAAGGCCGACCCCGACGCCGAGCCCATCCCCCACTGGCACCCCCACCAGCTGCGTCACACCGCCGCCACGGCCCTCCGCAGCGCCTTCGACCTCGACGTCGCCCGCGCCGTCCTGGGGCATACGTCCGTCGCCGTCACCGAAATCTACGCCGAGGCCGACCTCAGGAAGGCCCGCGAGGCGATGGAACGGGTGGGGTGACGCCAAAGTGTGTATGCGCACCTTGAAAACGGCGAATGGGAGGCGCGTCGCGCAGACGGCGCGTGAAGCGGGCGGAGTGGATAGAAATCCACCCCGCCCTTGACTTCACACCCTACCACCTTCCAACCTTAGCATTTCGCCTGTTGACAAGCGCCCCGGCGAGACGATACATTCCGTCTCGCCGGGGGATTCGCGTCTTGCCCGGTTAATCGGTCTTCTTGTCCTTGGGCTTCACCTTGATGGGGAAGGCTTTCTTCCCTACTTGGCTAGCGTAGAGGCGCTTGCCATTTTTCAAGGTGATCCAAGGACGGAAGATGATGTCGCCGGCCGGCTTCGGCTTGTCAGCAGACATTTTCTTGCCCTCCAATGGGTGGCGTCTTCGTCGGAACCGTCCCTGAGTTCCAATCTCAGGTGAACCGCCGGACCCCCGGAAGGCGAGAGCCCTGCCGCCAGAGGATTTCGTCGTCGTTCGTCCACTTGAAATGGGCGACGGTGCCCCCATGAATAGACTTATCCCTGGATTTCGTCAATCCCAACTTCGAAAACGGGGATAAATCAGAGAAGAGAGGATGACAGGGTAGTAGCCGCGAAGTAACCAACGGGGGAAGAGCTATGAGAGGGACGAGCCGCATTGTGGATCTCCACCAGGCATTCTGGTGGGCTTGTGAGGATTGTGGCAGGGACAATTTCGCCCGAGCCATCCAGTTGGAACCCGAGTCAGTCGAGGCCGTAGAGCTTTCTCTTCGGGCGGTGGAATCCTTCCGCGAAGCGGAAGATCAGGCCGACTCATTGGGTGCCGAATTGGAAGGGGCTTTCGTAATGTCTCCCTCGCATGTGAAATGCACCCACTGCGGCGCAGAATTCAGCACTCGGGATGAGGACTGACACTCCCTCTTCATACAAGGCGATCCCTTGATCGCAGAGGATTGCCTCTGATTGCGGGCATGACATCGGCTAGGTAAATCCTTGACACCAACGGCCGGCCTCACCATCGCGGCGAGCCCGGCCGTTCGCATGCGCGGCCCGATTTCCAATTAATTGGATCCCGGGGCTCATCGCCGGTCCGTCCGTTCTAAGCCGACCTGATCGTGGACGTCCACATGTCTCGGATAACGGCGCGCGTCTCCTCGAACGTCAGCGTCAGTCGATCGATCAGAGCTGCGGCGACGGCTTCGATTTCGGGCCAGACGACGGGCGACGCGACGTAGGCTTCCGCCCTCGCCTTCAGGTAGGCGATGTATTTGGCCAGGACGTCACCGCCGTGGAATCGCTCGGCCAGCAAGAGGATGCCTTCCTCGTCGCCTCTCGCACCGACTCGGTTCCAGCGGTTCGTGAACCGTCGCTCGGCGGCCGGGCCGGCCCACAGCTCGACGATCTCGCTCTCCGCCCGGATCATCAGGCGTGGGGTGAGTTCCAAGTCCGGTCGAAACCACTTCGGCTGGACGACACCGGCGACGTGGCCGAGGGTTCCCCGTTCGCCGTCGGGCTCGATGGTTGCACGGCGAAACCTGCGACCCTCCCTGCAGCAAACCACCGCATGCCCGGCCTCGTGATAGGCCGTGGCTTCCAGGCAGCGCCGAGCCCGCTCGGATTTGGTGCTCACCCTGTCGCCCTCCGATGTCCGTCGGGGATTCACCCCCGATCCAGGCCCAGCAGTTCCCGGGCCCGGTCGTGGTCGGTCTTGCGGCGGCCCCGGCGGGGGGCGGGGAAGGGCACCGTAGGCGGTGCAGGGGCGGGGGAGGGCGAGACCGTCACACCCACCGGCTCGGGGTCGGTGCCGGCGCGGACGAACGCCTCGATCGCCGCCTCGGTCGTGTACCAGCGGTGGCCGAGCTTCCAGCAGGCCAGGGGGTTGTCGAACCGCATGCGCCAGTCGTGGACGGCGTCGCGGGACATCCGCATCCGTCGCGCGACCTCGGCCAGCGGGATCAGGTCTTCCAGCGGAGGGAGCGGAGCCATCTTGCGTCGACCTCCCAGTCGAGGGATCGCGTTAAGTGAATGACGACGTCTCGTCGTTGAGTTCCTGGAGAGTTTTTCGGTAGTCTCGCTCGATCGGAGATCGGAGCAGGGCCGTCAGGTAATCGCTCATCGCGACACCGCGCCTGAGAGCGACGACCCTCGCTTTGTTGGCAAGCTCAGTCTCGATTCGAACTGACTTCCCTTCCCCACCTGGCTTCTTGGGGCGGCCTGCTTTCTTCGCCACATCCGTACCCTTCAAGGTCGCCTGCATCCGGCATGTCTCCGCAAAGGGCATCTTAGCTTAGGCCAGGCGGCATCGAAAACACTCTGTTCATCATAAGCGGCGTCGCGGCTGAGTCAACGTCGCTGATGTGCTTTAGATTTTCCGCGACGATTATTGACTGTCGCCGCTGGGCAAACTAGCATACGTCGTTGTATCCAGATCCTTACACGTCACCGGCAGGATCCACCCATGACGACGACGATCGAGATGACCCCCGAGGACGCGGCGTGCATCGTACGACGGAGGCCGCAGGACGCGGCGGAGCGATCCGTCGTGGCGAGGGCCCTCCGCGTCCTGGCGACGTCGGGGGCGACGCTCTACGAGATCGAGATGGACGTGAGGCGGCGACTGGACGCCGACGAGATCGCGACGCTGGCGTCGGCCCGCCGCTGAAATGCGAGGGGGCCGGACGGAAGCCACTCCGTCCGGCCCCAGGATGAGCCCCGAGTGTCACATCAGGAGTTCACACCATGAGTCTACGCGCTGATTCCGCCCCGGGCAACGCATCCCGGGAATCGACGCCCTTCCACGCCAACGTCATCGCGGGCTTCAGGACGCCCGAGAACGTCGCCGAGCTGCGGGAGTTGCTCCGCCTGGTCGTCGACGTCTGCACGCCGCTGCTGGCGGCCCCCCTGGACGACACGTCGATCGAGGTCACGTTCCGGGGCGGGGCGATGGCGTTGGTCGAGCTGTTCGACGACGCCGACACGGACCTGACGACATACCGGCTGACGCCCGCCGAGGCGTCGTTCGTGGACCGGCTCCGGGCGATCGAGCGCGACGTCGAGGGCGTCATCCGCAAGGCGGCGACGGGGGGGGCCTGACCATGTGGAAGCAGACCTTCTACTGCAACGTCGACGGCCGCCTCGTGACGGTCGAGGTCGTCATCGGCACGCGACGAGCCTGGGAGCGTCGTGTCCGGGCCGAACCTGAGGAGTATGGCCGCAACTGGACCGTGATGGGCCTGGGCGGCCGGTTCCATCGCCTGACGACGGCGTTCCGCATGCGTCGGCACCCCGCCGCCGTCGAGCCGACGTGCCGGCGGGGCGTCCCCACGGCGTCGTGGAACTGAGCCGCGATCAATGGCGACTACTTGATCCCGGCCGCCTGACGGCCTGGGCACGGAGCCCCCGGCGTCCCGGAGACGGGGCAGCCGGGGCTGTTTCGCGTCGTTTGGCATCGGCGACGAGGGTCGCTCTAGATAACGGTTGCAACGGCCTGTACACTACATGGACGCAACGCCAGAGAACATCCGCACAGACAAGATTCGAGGAGGGTTGAGATGTCGAGCGTCGCCGAGCATCAGGTCGTGTCGCCTCCCACGGTGGACGTCGAGGACCCCGCCTCGACGTTGAGGGACTGCTTGAGCTTCGGCCAGGTCGCCGAAGCGTACCGCGTCCGGCCGCTCACCGTCAGCCGGTGGGCGTCGAGAGGCAACGTCGGCCTGGACGGCGTTCGCAGGACGCTGCCGTTCTTCAAGGTCGGCCGGATGCGGTACGTCCGGCGGCCGGACCTGGCGAGGTTCCTGGAGCAGTTGAACGGCGGGCGTTGACCTGGGTTTCAGAGAGCAAGCGGCCGATTCCCCACCTGCTGGAGAAAGCGGGAGATGAGCACCCACGGAGAATTCCAGCATGCTGGAATTTCATCGGATGGAGGTCGGAACGCGACCGCGTCGGGGTTCGACGTAGGCCCGGTGGAACTGCGGCTGAACCAGATCGCGCCGTCGCAAGAGAACCTGTCGGTCTACGCGCCGAGGTCCGACGAAGACATCAGGAAGCTCGCCGAGAGCATCCGAGAGCACGGCCTGAAACAGCGGATCGTGGTCACGCGGAACGGCGTGATCGTCAGCGGCCACAGCCGCTATCGCGCGTGTTCGTTGCTGGGCCTGGACACGGTGAAGTGCGAGGTCGACGACCTGTACTCGTGGGATCCGCGGTTCCTCGGCCGGCTGGTGGAGTGCAATCGGCAGAGGGTGAAGACCCTCGCGGAGCAGATCCGCGAGCATGTGGTCCACTACTCGGCCGAGGACGCTTACGAATCGTTGATCGAGTATCGAGAGCACAAGGCCTTCGATTGGGACGACGAGGGCAGGCTCGACCTGGGTTCGATCCTGAAGGAGCCCAAGCTGTCGGACGCGAAGATGGACATGGTCCGGGCTGTCCAGAAGGTGGTGGCGTCACTCAAGGAATACTGGCCGTTGAGCGTGAGGACGATCCATTACGAGCTGCTCAACGATCCGCCGCTGAGGAACGCGACGGCGAAGAAACGGCCCCGGTACGTAAACGACAAGTCGAGCTACGACGACCTGTCCGACGTCTGCAAGCGGATGAGGCTTGAAGGGTACATCTCGTTCGGCAGCATCGCGGACGAGACCCGGAAGACCGAGGTGTGGAGCGTCGAGAAAGAGGCGGGGGCGTTCTTCGAGAGGGAGATGTCGGGTTTCTTGAAGAACTACTGGCGGGACCTGATGCAGGGCCAGCCGAATCACATCGAGATCGTCGGCGAGAAGAACACCGTCGAGTCGTCGATCAAGCACGTCGCCTGCCAGTACACCATCCCCTACACGCTGGGCCGGGGGTACGCCTCCCTCGACCCGCGTTACAAGATGTACCAGCGCTACAAGGCGAGCGGCAAGGAGCGGCTCATCATCCTGTTCATGACGGACTTCGACCCCGAAGGCGAAGACATCGCTACCTCGTTCGGTCGCTCGATGAGGGACCACTTCTCGGTCGACGTCGTCGGCGTGAAGGTCTGCCTGACCGCGGAGCAGGTGAAGGAATTCAACCTCCCCCCGATGGCGAAGGCCAAGTCGGGTAGCTCGCGGCACAAGGGGTTCGTCGACAAGCACGGCGACAACGTATGGGAGCTGGAAGCGTTGCCCACGGCCGAGCGGGTCCGGTTGCTCCGCGAGGCGATCGACCGCGTCATCGACGTGGACGCTTTCAATGCCCAGCTAGATAGGGAGAAAAAGGACGCCGCGGACCTGACGAAGCTGCGGGAACAGGTCGCCCCGATGCTCCGCGAACTGCTGCCGCAGTGAGAATTCCAGCATGCTGGAATTCGCTCGCCGGAAGCCTCGCAGCGACTCTCCGCATGCGATCACAGTGAGAATTCCAGCATGCTGGAATTCGCTCGCCGGGGCATTACCGGGCTGATTCGCGGCCATGGCCGCTAGTTCGGCGAGTAACCCCGCGGGCGACCTGCCCGGCGCACGAAAAAGGCCCGTCGGAGTGGCGAACCTCCGACGGGCCGAGAGAGCATGTCCCCTGCGTGAGGAACGCATGTACTCTACAGGAGCCGACGCTCCCGATCAAGACGTCCCGACGAGAAATCGTCTTCAAGCGTCGCATGGGATGGGGGAAGCCCTCCAGGGGAAAGCCCGCTACGAGTGGGAGCGTTCGCTCCTCCGCTCGGGCGTCCCGGCCGGGCCGAACCACGTCCTGCTTGCCCTGCTGAGGTACGCGGGCGGCAAGGCCGAGTGCTGGCCCTCGAACGACGCCTTGGCCCTCGACACCGGGCTTTCCGTCCGCCAGGTGAGAAGGCACGTCGGGGAGCTGGCCCGGTTGGGCGTCGCCGTCGTCGAGGCCGATCGATCCCTGAAAACGCAGCGCAGGATCACGTTCCCATCACACCCGCATTCAGGGTGCAAGGGTGGATCAAGGGTGGACATCCATGTCCCCCCTGCAATGAGTGAAGGGAGGACATGGAAGGTAAGTGCAGGGGGGACGCCCATGTCCTCCGAACCTGAATTAGAAACTCCAGAGGGGGACGGGGACGACGTGGACGGAGAGAGGGGGGGCGTCGGCGTCGCTGGAGGCGAAATCCTGGAGGGGGCGGCGGCCTTCGCGAGCCTGGAGCCGATGGCCTCTGAAGATGCCATGCGGCGAGTCGCCGTGAGGGCCTGGGTTCGGTCGGCGTTCAACGCGATGGCCTGCGGAATGGAGTGCGAGACGGTCGAGGCGTTGGTGAGGATCGCCGCGGGGAAGGATGAGGCCCGGCTCGGGCTGTCGCTGGACGACATCGAGCGTAGGGCCCGCTGGATCGACGGGGCGCTTTGCGACCTGAGGCCGCCGGATTGGCCCTACGGCTTCGCGGCCGACGACGCGGAGGAATCATGAGCACCGCGGCGAAGCGTAGGCGTCGGGCCCGCACGAAGCCCGCCGAGGCGTCCAGGCTCTCTCTGGCGGCGTTGGAGCGGGCGGGGCTGTATCGACTGCCGTTCGGGGCCTGGAAGGGCTACAGCGTCGCCCAGGTGGCCGAGCGGGACGCCGGCTATCTGCGATGGGCCGCACGCACCTGGGACGGCCGCCTCGGCGCGGTGGTGCGAGAGTTCCTCGCCGGCGTCGACGACGTCGCGCGGTGAGCTTGTGCGGCATGCCGCACAACGTGAGGAGCGGAGGAGCGCCGACCATGCTCGACCTGGTGAAGCCGACCCGGGCGTCGAAGTCGTTGGACCCGACGGCCGTGGCGTTGCTGATGGAGATCCGCAGCCGCGCCGAGGCCGCGGGGGGCGAGTGTTCGGCCTCGGCCGTCGAGCTGGGCAAGGCGGTGGGGGTGACTCCTCGCCACGCCGTGCGCCTCATCCGCAACCTCGAACGGGAGGGATGGATCGTCACGACCTGGACGCGGTATCGGCGATGGGCCAGCCTCGCCCCCGGCGTGGAGGCGGTGGAGGGGTAGCCGGGAGGCCCCGGGGTATGGGGGGCCGAATATGTTGACGGCCTCATCCCGGCGACCGCCGCATCCCCGTGACCACGAATTTCGACCCCAAAACAACTCAATTTCTTGTCGCGCGTCATACCTGCACGCACTCGGCCCCGGGGCCTCGGACCTCGACGGCCTTCGACGCCGTTGGATATCACTTCATATCACTGAATATCAGAGTGCTCACGTTCTCGTGAATTATTTCGGGAAACGCGAGCGAATCCTAATGTTTCCAGTTGCCGGCGGGGTCGGGCGGGGCTAGGATTCCGTTCGACGGTGGACATCCTGGCACGTCCGAGGGCCCGGCGATGGATGGCGAGCGGCTGAAGCTGAGCGACGGCGAGGCGGCGGCGGTGCGCGACGCGATCGCGGCCAAGCTGGCGCGCCGCGGGGCGTCGCTGCGGGCGATCGGGCTGGTGGTCGGCGCGTCGCCGACGACCGTGCATCGGCGGCTGCGTTCGATGACGCCGGACGTCCGGCGGGAGCGCGAGGCGGCCGACCTGGGCGGGGTGCTCTGAACGGAGGGGCGGGGCCATGGCGATGCGGGTGCGGGTGCTGAGGGATTTCGCGGCCAAGTCCGGGATGGTCGTCCGCGCGGGCGGGGTCCTGGAGTTCGAGGACGAGGCCGACGCCTACGAGGTCGTCCACGCCGGGCATGTGGAGCCGCCGCTGCGGCTCCGCGCCGCGATCGACTGCCTGGTGGGCTCGTGGAACGTCGAGGCCGGCGACCTGGTCGACATCCCGCCCGAGATGGGCACGGACGTCGACGGCGATCGGCGGTTCGAGCCCCTGGCCGCCGTCGTCCTCGGCGAGGCGACCGACCGCGGGTTCGACGGCGTGCTCAACTTCTCCGCCGCGCCCGGCGAGCTGGCGGTCGTCCCTCCCCGGCTGGCGCTGCAACTGATCGCCGCGGGCGGCCGGTACGCCACGAAGGAGGATGCCGCGGGGCTCGACCTGGGCGGCCGGGACCGGTTCGCCAAGCCCGAGCCGACGGGACCGACCGGGTCGACGTCGAAGCTGTACTTCCCGGCGGGCGGGACGCTCCCCGACGGCCGTACCATCCCCAACGACTCCATCGTCGACGTGGCCGAGGGGGACGCCGACGCCCTGGTGGCGGGCCGGCGGGGCGTGCGGTGCGTGAAGGCCCGCGTCCTCCGCGACGGCGTCATCGTCGCCAACCGCGTCTGCTCGAAGGGGGACGTCGTCGAGGTGCCGCCCTCGATCGCCGACGACGGCGATCGGTTCGAGGCGATCGAGGCCGCGGAGAGGGCCGCCGGCAAGGCCGTCGACGTCCTGGCGATGGTGGGCGGCAAGGCGGCCGAGGAGAAGACGACGAAGGCCGCGGCCAGGAAGCCGGCCGCGCCGGCCCCCGACGACGCGCGCTGACGGCGGGGTGGTGGACGGACGCTCGACGGACCGGAGGAGGAGGCGACATGATCGCGACCGAGACGAGATTCGACCTGGCCGGGGCGGTGCGGGCCGCGGCGCTCAGCCCGCTGGCCGACCCTGCGGAGGGGCTGAGGGGGGCCGAGGCGCGGGCCTCGCGGGAGCTGGGCGAACGGTTCGACCCGCAGATGCGGAGGAACCCCCGCGGCTTCTGGGCCCCGCTCGACGCCCTGGTCCCGGCGACGCAGAAGCGGGCCCTGACGACGTCCAACGGCGCGGGGGCCGTCGTCACGCGCTACGCCCGCATGAACGACTTCACCGACCTGCTGCGCCGCAAGGCCGTGCTGGGGCTCATGGGCGTCGAGTTCGCCTCGCTCTGGGGCGGCGACTCGCCGGTGGCGATCCCCAAGAAGTCGACCGGCGCGACGGCCGGCTGGGTGGCCGAGGGGTCGTCGCTGGCCGAGTCGACGCCCGTCTTCGACGCCGACGCGGATTCCGTCCCGAAGACGCTCGGCGCTGCGGTGACCGTGACGCGCCGGATGTGGTTGGAGTCCGGCAACGACGAGCTGCGCGACTACCTGGTCGGCGAGCTGGGGGCGGCGATGGCCGCGGAGGTCGACCGGGCCGGCCTGGTCGGGGCCGGCGGCGTCGAGCCGACCGGGCTGTTCAACCTGGCCGGGATCCCCACGGCGTCGATCGCGGCCAACGGCGGGGCTCTCACGAGGGCCCACCTGGTCGGCGCGCTGAAGGCCGTCCACGCGGCCAACGGCGACTCGCCCGCGACGGCCCGCATGGGCTGGGCGACGAACCCCGACGTCGAGGCGCGGTTGAGGCTCACCGACGGCGGCATGGGCGACGGGCCGTTGTGGGGCGACGACGACCGCATCCTCGGCAAGCCGGCCGCGGCGACGACGGCCGTGCCGAACAACCTCGCCAAGGGGTCGGGGACGGGCCTCTCGGCCCTGGCCTACGGCAACTGGGGCGACGTGCTGGTCAACCACGCGCCGGCGGCGTTCGTGTTGGTCAACCCGCACTCGCTCGCGGGGAACTTCCGCGTGACGGCCTGGCTGGAGGTGCGGATCCTCTTCCGGCACGTCGAGTCGTTCGTCGTCTTCAAGGACGTCCAGACGGCCCCCTGACGCCTCGGGGCGATCGGGCGGGGCGTCGGGGCCCTCTCTCTTCTGGAGCATCGATCATGTTCGTCGACACGAGGCCCGTCGGGGCCAGGCAGGCCGATTCGGGGTCGCGGGTGCGGATCGCCGGGACGCTGCGGGGGCTCGCCCCCGGCACGCTCCCGCCCGCCCTCGCGGCCAAGATCGCCGTCTCGAACGGGGCGACCGACGGCGGCCGGGCGGCGTACATCGCCGAGGCCCGCGCCGCGCTGGAGAAGTCGAAGCGCAAGCTCCGCGCCGCCGAGCATCGCGAGAAGGTCGCCAGGGCCGAGGCGGCCGGCATCGGCGGTTGGGGCCGGCGGTGAGGCCGAGGGATCGCCCATGTCGAGCATCGACGCCCGCCAGGCCGCGGAGGCGGCCGAGCTGCTCGCCAGGTGCCTGCGGGCCTGGCGGCGGTATGGGTCGTACACCGAGGCGGCGAGGCGGCTGGGCGTGACGTCGCGATTCCTCCGCGAGGCCGTCGAGCGCGCCGAGGCGGCGGGCATCGAGGTCGACGACTCGGCGGCCGTCCGGGTCTACAAGCCCAGGGTCGTCGAGCCCGACGTCTACGCCTCTCCGGCCGAGGAGAAGGCGTGGCTGCGCATGGTCGCCCAGGGCGAGCCCATCGCCGACGTGGCGGCCCTGGCGGGCGTCCCCATCGAGCGCATCCGGCTCGGGATGGACCGCGCCAGGGACTGCGGCCTGTCCTGGGTGGAGGCCCGGAAGCCGTGGAACCCGCACGTCGCCATCCTCATCCCGCAGGACTACCGGCCGTCGAGCCCGTGCCCGCACGACGGGCCGATCGCCAGGGGCCGGCGGGCCTACTGCGTGGTCTGCGACGCGAGCGGCCTCGACCACGAGCCGGGGATGCAGATCGACCTCGCGAAGGCTCCCAGGCCCGAGCCGAAGGTCCCGAAGCTGGGCGACCAGGCCATGACGCGGGCCCAGCGTCGGAAGCTCCTGGCCGAGCTGACGGCCGACCAGCGCAAGGAGATCGAGAAGGCCGACCGGGACGCGCGGCGGTTCGGGCGGACGAAGGCGGCGACGGAGCGGAAGCGGGACAACATGGGGCGGTGAACGAGGGAGGGATCGGACGATGGCCAACGCGGTCGAGTTGATGGGGCGTGCGGGCGTGATCGACGTGGGCTCGCACGCCCTGGACGTCGTGGCCCGGTCGTTCGCGGCCGGGGAGGATCTGCGGATCTCCGAAGCGAGGGCCGACGCGATGCGTACGGCCGAGGTCAGGGCCGAGGCGCTGCGTGCGGCCGAGGTCGAGAGGGTTTCCATCGGCGCCGTCGAGGCGCGGAAAGGCGAGTCATGGCAGTGCTGACGAGAGAGGCGTTCCTCCAGGCGAGGGAGCCGAGGCGCGAGCTGGTCGCGGTGCCCGAGTTCGGCGAGGGGGCGACGGCGTACGTCCGCCAGATCACCGCCGGCGAGCGCGACGAGTTCGAGGCCTCCATGCAGCGGAAGCGCGGCAAGGACATCCGGGTCCGCCTGGTGATCCTGGCGACGTGCGACGCCGAGGGGCGTCGGATCTTCACCGACGACGACGTGCCGTCCCTGCGGGAGCTGCCCGCCGCGGCCCTGGAGCCGATCGTCAACGCCTACCTGCGGATGAACGGGTCGAACCCGGCCGAGATGGCCAAGCTGGCCGAGGAGTGACGTCATGGCCCGGAAAGCCGGCGGGGGGGCGGGCGGGGTCGTCGTCACCGGCGTCGAGGAGATCGACCGCCGGATGAAGACGCTGGTGCCGAGGCTCCAGAAGAAGGTGATCCGCCAGTCGATGCGGAAGGCGATGAAGATCGTCGCCGCGGCGACCAGGGCCCGCGTCCCCGTCGACACCGGCCTCCTGAAGGCGTCGATCAAGGTCCGGGCCACCAAATTCAAGCGGCGGGGGAGGCTCGGCGTCGAGGTCCGGGCCGGCGAGGGGGATTTCAAGGGGGACACGTTCTACGGGGGGATGGTGGAGTATGGCACGAAGCGAATGCCGCCCCGCCCCTTCATGGCCCCCGCCTACGACGAGACGAAGGAGCAGGCCAAGGGCGTCGCGATGGACGAGATCCTCGCCGGGATCGAGCGCGAGGCCTCGCGGGACTGAAAGGGGGGGCCGTGGCCACCATCGGGACGATCCGCATCGGCATGTCGACCGACACCGCCGGCCTCTCCAAGGGGCTGAAGGGCGCGTCGTCGCAGCTGCACGAGTTCACGACGAAGATCGAGGGCGTCTCGGGCCTGGTCAAGGGCCTGTTCGCCGGCCTGGCCGCGGGCGGGGCGGCGATGGCCATCAAGGAGATGGCCGGCCAGGCGGCCCACCTGGAGGAGAGCTTCAACAAGATCGACGCGGTGTTCGGCGACTCGGCCGGCGGCGTGGCGCAGCAGGCCAGGGACATGGCCCAGGCGTTCGGCATCAGCGTCACGGAGATGAGCGACGCCGCGGGCCGGATGGGCTCGATGTTCACCGGGGCCGGCTTCGACCAGTCGTCCGCGGCCGACTACTCCAACGTGATGACCCGGCTGGCCAACGACCTGTCCCGGTTCAACGACACGAGCTTCGAGACCGCGTTCGACAAGCTCCGGAGCGGGCTGTCGGGCGAGAGCGAGCCGCTTCGAGACTTCGGCATCTTCCTCACCGAGGACCTGGTGAAAACCCGCGCCCTGGCGATGGGCCTGGGGGACCTGAACGGCACCCTCTCCGAGTCGGAGAAGATCCAGGCCCGCGCGAACCTGATCCTGGAGCAGGCCGGGCCGGCGATCGGCGCGGCGGCTAGGGAGGCCGACGGCGCCAGCGCCAAGATGGAGGCGTTGGCCGGACGCTGGGAGAACCTGACGACGACCATCGGCCAGCAGTTCGCCCCGGTCGTGGGCGACGCGATGGGGGGCCTGGCGACGACGATCCAGGTGCTGGGCGGCTGGTGGGACGACCTGTCCGCCAAGATCAACGCCTGGGGCGGCTCGACGCTGGAATCGCTCGGCCTGGCCGGCCAGGGCGTCAACGCCCTGGAGGTCGCGATCGGCGGCCTGGCGAACGGCTTCCAGCTCGTGGGCGTCGCGTTCCACGGCCTCCAGGCGCTCATCCTGGCCGGCGTGACCGGCATCGTCGACGTCATGGCCCAGGCCGTGTCGGCGTTCGATTCGGCGTCGGAAGCCCTCACCGGATGGTCGACCGGCGTGGGCGAGACGCTGACGACGATGGCCGACTCGCTGAAGTCCGACCTGTCCAAGGCGAAGGGGGCGCTCATCGACGAGTGGAACCAGCCGTGGGCGTCGGAGGCCGTCTCGAAGGACTTCCAGAAGGTCAGGGACGAGAACGAGAAGCTGCGCCGGGAGCTGGCGGCCAAGCCCATGACGCTGCCCATCGTGCCGAAGCCGGTGGACGCCGGCCAGGCCCTCGTCGACAAGGCCGCCGGCCCCCCCGGCCTGGCCGAGGCCCGACGATCGTCGTCCGAGCCGAAGTTCGCCGGGGCGATGCTGGCGGGCTCGAAGGATGCGGCCTCGACCATCCTGCGGTCGAGGTACGGCGGCGACGGCAACAAGGACGCCGCGGCGACGGCGAAGAACACCGCGGCGACGGCTGACGGCATCAAGAACCTCCCCGAGAAGATCGGCAACGCCCTCGGGACGGCCCTCGCGAACGCCGCGGCGGGCGGCGGGCTCGACTGGAACTGACGCCGGCCCCTCGCACGCGCAAACCACGACGGCCGGGCCCGCCTCGCGATCAGGCGGCCCGGCCGTTTGCATGCGCGGCGAGGCCGCTGTAAGGTGAGGCGGCTACCGACGAGCCTACGGTAAACAGCCCGTTGCGGCTGTTTCGGTGGCTCGATTACCGCGAAAGCCGACGATTGACTTGCCGGGACCTGCGGTTAGAATCCCGTTGCTATCCAACGACTTACCGACTGAACGGGTGGGCTGTCTGGACATTTGTCGACCGATTTGGGAGCAGGAGGCCGTGGGTTCGAATCCCACCGCCCCGACTCGTCGCACGTCTGCGTGTATGGCACCGGGCCGGTCACTTTGTCTCGGGGGCCGTTGAGCGACATGAGGATCGTGGGGCTCGTGCTCGTCGCCGTCGGGGCGCTCAGCGTCCTCACCCGTGTGGCGACCATCTTCATCCTGGTCGGTCGGGGTGCTCCCGGGGGACATGCCATGAGCAAGGCGGCCGGCGGGCTGGCGTTCGGAGCCCTGATCTTGGCCGTTGGCCTGGGCATCCTTCGCAGATCGCGCGACGCCTCCTGA